TCGGCCATAAGCCCGTCGAAGCTGTCCGCCAGGGTCGTGGGCTGTTCGACTAGCTCCCCTACCTCTGTGGTCAGCCTCTGTATTTTTGCCCTAAATGCGGCGACGTCCTGGCGTAAGGGGGTCACGACGTTAGCGGCGTTATTTATGCTGTCCAGTGTACTCGTTACATTGTCCAGGGCGTCGCTAAAGTTTCCCGTTAGCCCCTTACTGGCGGAGTACCCCCCGGCCAGGTCGTCGCTAAGCTGCCCCCGGACGCTATCACGGGCCGCCTCCACCTGTGCGGGTAGCGGGTTGGCCTGCACCGGTATGCCTTCGGCGCTGTCCACTTCAAAAGTAACTGAGATACTGGCGCGGCCTAGTTCGGTGATAGTCTCGTCGAGAGTGAACTCCCCGTTGATTACGTTCTCCACTTTGCCGAAGGTCGGATGGTCTAAAACGCCAGTTGTTTTGTTAGTTAGGACGCGGAGGAGCCTGTCGCGCTGTGCGTAGTAGTCCTCGTGGCCTATCCAGATTTTAAAAGGGAAGGAGGGGGGCGTCTCCCCCTGCACTTCTATGCTCTGCCTGTCGCTGCCCGGGTACCTGTATTTTATAAGCCTGTGCCCGCCCTGGGTGGGCATGTCGACGTACAGGAACTCCACGCCCTGATATGCTCCCGTTTTTAACTCTATCATCACATAGCCCCTACACTGTAGCCCATGTCAAAACCCCCGGGGGTGCCGGTCTGTTGTACGGCCCCTTGTTGCTCTAACCCTGGGGCGAGTCCGACGTTAACGTCCAGCTGGCCGCGCGCCTGCCCTACTTGCGCGCCTTGCGCGCCTTGGCTGCCGCCCCCACCCCCTGTGCTAATGTCTACGCCGGGGATTTTGTTAAGCAAGGCTATGCCCTTGTTTTTTAAGTTTGTGAAGTGCCCCAGGATAGCCGCCACGCGCTCGCCGATATAGTCCGCCACGCCGCCCATACCCTCTTTTACGGGGTGATAGAACCACACAAAGGAGTCTCGGGCCTCGTAGACTTTATACGCCGCGAACCCCAGTAACGCAATAACTGCGATAAATGGCGCCGCCATTGCGAGGCCGGTTTTTAAAAACACTAGAAACACAGGATTAGCCAGCCCCAGGGCCACGCCTATGAATTTAAAAGCGCTAGCTACTGCCAGCAAGCCGGGCACCATTAAGCCCACCATTATGAGCAGAGGGCCGACGACCGCCGCCAGCCCCACGGCTACCACGATAAACTTCTGGGCCCCTGGGCTCAGCTCGTCGAATGCTGTCACCATTTTGTCAGCCACGGCGACGAGTTTAACCATAAGGTGGAGGATAATGCGGCCTATTTTAAGTTTTAAGTCGTCTAGGCGCGCGGCAAATTTTCTTTGTTTATTCGCCGCCTGTTCTGCAGTCCTGGCGACATCGCCCTGGGCTTTCCCTTGCTTCTGTTGGATTATGGCGAGGGTTGCGGCCATTTTTGCTTGCTGGTCCGTCGCGTATGTAAGGCCCTGCTGGGCTAGCTGCAGCTTAACGCTCTTAACCTCTGCCTCCGTGATAACCAGGCCCATGCCTTTGAGGCTTTCACGCTCGCCAAGCAGCGCGCTGGTCATAGCTTTAGACACGCGCACGGTGTCTATGTTGTGGAAGCTGCCGAAGTCCGCAGCCATTTGCTGCAGGTTTACCGACATTTTAAAGGCTTCCTCTGCGCCCGTCCCTGCGCTTTGTAATATGGCGCCGGTGTTGCCTATTAGCTCGCGGGCGGAGTTTTGACTTAGGAGGTAGTTTTTAGCCAGGGCGTTGCTGGCTTTATTTGCGCGCCCCTCGAACCCGTCGAAAAGGGTGTTAAATTTGCTCTGTGTCTCTCCGGCGTCCATAGCCAGGTCGGCCAGGCTTTTAGCCAGGAGGGCCACGGGGGCGGTTATGCCCGCAGACATGGCGAGCCCCGCTTTACGCATTTTTGCGGCATTCTCACGGAAGCGCGTAGCGCTGAGCTTTGTCTCACTGCGGAGGCGCTTAACGGAGTCCGCCGCCTTATTAGTGGCGGCGCTAAACTTATCGCGGGCCTTTATCACATACTGTATTGTTATGCGCCTAGTGGGCGCGCGCTCCAGGTACTCCATGCTTACGGAGCCCCTGAAAAAGTAAGCTAGACGCGAGAGGGTGAGCCGGTACGCTGGCGCCCCCACGGCTTCTAGCTCAGAATAAAATTTACAAGGTAAACCCCCACCATTTTGCGGAAGTCTGTATGGCTCATTTCATTAAGGCGGGGCTCCGTGATAGCTTTCTCGCCGCCCATGTAGGCCACCTGGCGGAATAGGGCCTTGAAGTGTAGGACCACTTTTTCCATATCTGCGCCGCCACCCGTAACGACTGCCATTATAGCCTCGGGGTCCTTTTCGTCAGCCTGAGGGCTGTTTGCTGCCTCCTCGCGGGCTTTCTCCAGGTCGCTGTCGCTTAAGTCGCTGCTCATTCGCATAAGCGCGGTCTGGATAAGCCCCTCGATTGCACAGCAAGTGTGAGACACTTTCCCCGTAGGCTCGCGCAGCTCTATGTGTGAGCACTCGACCTCGCCCCCGGCGGCGTTGCTGTTATACTTAAAGGTTTTGGTTAACTCAAAATTGATAGATTTTTCCATGATTTACTCCCCAGTAAAAAAAAGGGCGCCACCTCTGCCGGCGCGCCCTTAGTAAGTGTGGCTTACAATATACCGTGGATTAGCTAGGAATTAAAGGCGCCCCGGCAAACTCTAAGGGGAGGCTCCCCTCGTTTTGGATAGCTTTCTCCGGGTCCGTGCTCATAATAGCTTGGGTTAGCGTGCGGCCCAGGCGGTTGCCCTGTGGGTCCGTGCCTGACAAGCGCACTACTCTCCCCGCCCCTCGGGCCTTTACGTCGCGGGCGAAATTCATAGACGATATAGACGCGGGCATCTCGAACTTAATCATACCCACGCGCGTGGTAATGTCCGCCGAGGGGATCGCGACGGTACGCCCGCCGCGGGTTGCCGCTTCGGTTGTGGTCTCCCCCTGGCCCTCTTTGATTACAATAGTATTACCTTTTACGGTGATAGTCTCGTCGTCTACTTCGATAGACGCGTCGGTAAGTATTATCTCTTGATCTGCCATGATTACACCTCGAAAGCGATAGCCATGTCGTACAGGGCCTAGCTTAAGTGCTACGATAAAACGGCCTGTGGACGGGTTTAGAGTAACGGTTAGGCTTTCGCGGAATAGCTTGTCATAGTCGACCGTTTCCCCGCCCACGGTGCCCGTGCCGGTGTTAACCAGGGCAACGTCGCCTAGCGCGCTATACAACTCCGCCACGAAAGTGGCGACACTCGCCTCGTTTGCGGAGTCCACGCCGTTTATTAGTTGCCCGCCAGTCGCTCTATACTGCGGGTATTGCGCTCGAGTGTTGTTGACAATATACTCGCGCGCGGCCGTAGCAGTGTCGACGTAGTTCAAATATTTATAAGTTACGTCTGGATTTCCTGCCGGGTCCGTTTTATACGTCGTAGTTACGGGGCCCGTGACCACGTCGGTGCCTGCGCGGTTGGCGTCGATAACATACCCGCCGGCGTCGATTATCTGGCGCGCTTCCAGGTCCGTGAACGTGTCACCCGCTCGAGGAAGGCTTGCGCTCAGAGGCGTATTAAAATACGGTTTTGAGTTTTGCCACACGCCGCCGAAAGCGTCCAGCGAAGTGCGGGCGATAACTTTGTCCCCCAGGATAGCGCCGTCTGTGCGGCGCAGCGCGCGAATTGCGGCGAATTCCGTAGCCTTAAGGAAAGGCACGTCCAGGACCGCAGGGCCTTTACGGTCCGCACGGTCGATAAGTTTGTCGACCATTAAACAAAGGCTTTTAGAGTTTAGGGCCGCTAGTTTAGTGAGGGCCAGGCTTAGCGTCGACGTCTCAGCGGAAAAGGCGCGCCCGTCCTGGATGTCGTTGTCTACGTTAAAACGGGCGTCCAGGAACTCCGCCACGTCGTCTACGCTCTCGCTAAACTGCCACGCAATGCCCTGGTACCTGGTGGAGCCTAACGGTGCCCCCGGAGAAAGCTGCCACGTTAAAAAGCCCCGCAGGCCCTTCGACGGCGAGGCCGAGGTTATTGCCAAAAGTGCCCCCTACCTTAGCGGTCAGCGTCACCACTGCCGTCGCGACAGTCGCACTAACAAGGCTTGTGCTGTCCCCATTAATGGCGTCCGCGATTTTTTGCGCTAAGGTCGGCGCGCTGTCCGTGGGCTCCTGCGCTAATGTGTACGTCCACTCCGAGCCCGCCACAATGACGCGCACCTCCTGGGCCACATTCGGCGGGGTGAAGGATAGCACCTCGATAGTGGCCCCCGCGGGAGTCGCTGACGGTGGCGCACCGGTCACAGGAATAGCGTCTATCTGCGTCCGCGGGTTTACTTTACGGGCGCGGCGGACGGCGGCGCAGAGGGGGGAGTCCGCACCAAAAAGCGCAGCCTCTGCGCCGTCGTTTAGGATGTTGACCACCAGCTCGTCGACGGGTGCCGTAGCGCTGGAAGTCACCTGGCCGACTATGAGCAAACGCTCCGGGGTCAGCCCTGCGGCTACGCTGTCCGGGCGTAGGCTGGCGGTTACAATAGGGTTAGAGGTTGTCATGTTTCGCACTCTTTTTTGTGGGTTTCCTTGTGATCTTAACGACTTCTATGCATTTGTCAAAACGCGCGTCTCTAATCCGCGCGCGCCAGTACGGGTCCAGCACGACGCCGGCCCGCGTTTGGAGCTCCAGCTCCGTGCCTTGTTTCAAGCCGTTGGCCTCTGCCAGGGCGGCGCTGGTGACCTTTATCTTTGTTTTCATGTTTTACTAGCCCTCCCGGGGCTGTTCGTCCAGGTCCACGGAGGCTGTTAGCTCCCCCGCGCCTATGTTGGTGGTTATGGCGATGCTAATATCACGCATCGCCACACTAGGGGAGACTGCGTACGTGTCGGAGCTGTCAATCTGCACGAGTTGCTGGAAACTAACCTCGTGCGCGTAAACGGCTTTATTTTTACCGTTAACGTCAAAATAAGCGTAAACGCCGTGGCCCGTAAAGGTGCTGCGAAAGCTGCTATAAGTAAAATTTGTCTCAAACTTGGCGCGGAGTATTGCCTTGAAAATAGCCGGAATGTACTCGGCCTCCAGCTTGTCGCGGCCCTCGGCGGCGGTTAGTGTGTTAGTCGCGCTTTGTATAATGTACACGGCGAAGGGCTGCAGTAAGGTCGCATTGTATGCGTACTCCCCCGAGCTGGAGGTGGCTGCGTCCGTCTCCTCGTCGCGCGCCTTACTTTGTGACACGTCGCCCAGCTGCACGATAAGGGTGTCCTCCCCGACGTCTTTGCGGGTGTACACGTCCTGTAAATACTCGTCGATGTCTAGCACGGACGCTATGCGCAGGGACGTGGCAACGGAAGCCCCCGAGAAAGAGGGGGGCAGGGGGTACGTGGCCGGTATCTCATAACTAAAAGACACGTCCGACAATATTGTCGCAGGGGCTAAAATGTTAAAAAGGTTAACCCCCGCGTCGTCTACAACAGGCGCGCCGCTTATGGATGTCGGGCCGACGTCCGGCACGGCTATCACCACCTCGCTGCGAGACGGCACAGACACCATGGCGAAAACGCCGTTAAATTCCGGCTCGTTCGCCCCGCTAATGGTGATCGTTTTGCCCCCTCGGGCTTTGTCCCTTTCACTAAGCGTGAGGTCGTGGTCCTGTAGAGTGTTAAACCTGGCCGCT